TTCCGACTCCTTTAATTCTGTCCACCCTATTGGGTATCCCATTAGCCATTCGCAAAACTCTGGGGTCATCTCTAAACGCATCCCTCTCTTTGCCCCCCCCCCAAGATACTCCGTCCTCGCAACTGCGTTCTCTATCGTGTCCCAAGCCCTGTGACCTGTTTCCACTCGCTTCCAATTTACATTCTTCCATCTTGATGCCGCCACTGTTGGCCACAATCCAGACCCTATCCCTCTTGTGATTGGCTCCAACGCTGCAAGCTGGAATAATGATCGGTTCGACTTCGTAACCTTCACCTTCCAGGTCAGTGCATACTTGGTCGAGTGCCATGTTGACAATCCCAACAACATTCTCACCAATGATCCAAGTGGGCCTTGCTTCTTGTATAACGCGCAACATTTCTGGCCAGAGATAACGGACATCTTCTTTTCCCTTTCTTTGGGATTGCATTGCGACTGAGAATGGTTGACATGGAAATCCCCCCGTGAGAAGAGTGACTCCTGCGTATAGCTCGCCTCGTACTTCTCGGATGTCTTTGTGGCACGGCACATCTGGCCAGTGTTTTTTAAGGACTGCTTGGGCGTAGGGTTCGTTGTCACAGAAGCCAACGGTTCTATATCCATTCCATTTGGCTGCCAAGGCAAATCCTCCGATCCCGCTGAATAAGTCGAGGTGTGTCTTTTCATTCACTTTCAAGTATTTCCTTTGCAATTAACGCCGCTGCATCCACCATCGTGATAATCTGAATAATGTCAACCGATCTTCCACGATCAGCGCGGTTCTTTTCTAGCACCAGCTTCTCTCTGGCAGTAAGAAGTATATCGCGGGACCATTTGAGTCTAGCCTTTGTATCTACAGTCATCTCCAAGCTGGTCCTGTAAACCAAGCTACCAACACCCAGCGTGTACCAAAGATAGGGGCGCGAGCGCGATGCTCGATGTAGGAGGGGAACCAAGTACCCGCACCTTGTTCTCGGATAAACTTTCCGTTGACCAAGTCAGCCTTAACTTGCAACCCACCGCCCAGGTACTCGCTAGGATCAGATAGGTTGACCACTGCGGTCAGCTTCCGTACTGGAGCCTCGGAGGTGAATGCGTCCCAGTGCCACCAAAACTGCTGGAATGGATTATACTTTAGGATCTGCAACTGCTGGATGCCCTGGATGTCGAAACGCCATTGCTCGGCATTGATGCTGTCTGTTAGCTCTCGCATCACCTTGTAAATCCACTCGTAATGTTTTGCAAAAGGAACCCAGCACGACGAGCAGCTTCTTGCGAATGATCTCCTAGTAGTGCCGTCTTTATTCATCACAGTGGCTCGCTTCATTCCCATGACCTCGGCATCCTGCCTTAGCATGGCGCACTGCGTAGGCGTAAGGACGTAGCGATCTACGCTGGCGGTTAGAACCTTTTGTTTGAATACATCATTCATTTAGTCATCTCGGCTAGTTCTAGCAACGCCTTGTTCAGCGCGTACTCAAAGCACGCTTTCTTATCCTTCTGTAGATGAATCCTACCCGCCTCGGCCAGAGCGTTGAATGTCTTGTCATCCACCTTAATGTCGATCACCGCCGACTTAACTTCCCGAATGTCTAGTACTTCTATTTGTTTCTTTCTTCTCATTATTCTAGTTCCTTTTTTATACGATCTATTATCCAGAGGATTATGTAAAGCGCGAAATATATACCAGATAAAATTACACAAGAGTATAAAATCATCCAGCCAATTACCCACGTTATGCCAGCTATATCAGCAAAGAACATAATCAGCCTCCCTCATTCGGCGCAGTAATGTTCGGTTACATATCCGAATGCCAGCCGCCCTGCACCACCAGCCGACTGTGCCATTGCGGAAATCTTCTAATAGCTTCTGCACGTTGTGCGAGTTTTTGTATTCGGGCATATCGCGAAGGTTGGCTAGCTCTGGCCTAGCAATAATCTTCATACACTTAACCACCCCGCGCCTACGAAGCGTGCGAAGATCCATGATCGCGCGCAAGGCAACCTCGCCTGCCAACTGCTGTAGCTTTTCGTCATATCCTCCCTTGACCAGTGCGCCCTTGATCACTTATAGGTCTTCTTAGGCTTGCAAGTTGTGGCAAGGATATTCCAGCATTGCGCTGCATCCTGGGCTTCGTCCTTGGTATCGAAGATGTCCATGAAAGGAGCCACGCCTTCTATGTGCGCTCCGATTAGACGCGGTCCTAGAGCCTCGCCGTTCATGGTGTGGAGCCGCCACTTGCCACACTCTGGCACTACTCGGACAAAGTTCATCGGCCTACAGCAACTAGCTCTGCTTCATCGGCTTTGATTGTTTCAGCCAGCTTTACCATATCATTCGACTGACCAGCGTAATGAATGCACATCGCATCCTTGTAGCGGTCTAGGCCAAAGTGTTCTTCCACGCTAGTCATGCAGTTGTAAACAGGGTCAAGCTCGGTCAGTGGGATGTTCCAGATATGAACCATGATGTTCATCCAAGTCTGCTCCGCGAAGTGGTTAGGTAGTAGTCCTAGTGGCGGCATTGATAGTGCGCCTACCACCTTGGATGAGATAACAAACACGCCAGTGTTGACGTAGAAGCGGGGGTCGATGATTGCGCCGAAAGCACCAGCGAGCTTCCCCATAGCCAGCTTGCGGTCTAAGAACGCACCCTCATCAAAGGCACAGAACACGCCAGCGTCCTCACCTATGTCTGGGCAATCTTTAGTGATAAGAATATCCGAGTCCACAAAGGTTACTTGGTCGTAGCCCTTAGTAGCCATGATGTTTCCTATGGCTGATTTGCTGTACTGGACAGGCTCGGTGAGTGGCTTCTCTAGTGCGATGAAATCTATCTGGTGACGCTGGCAGTAAGCTTCCATGCGCGGCCTAGTTAGGTCTAGTATCTTTTTCCACTCATCTCCAAACGCTTGCGTGACTAATGCTTTTTTCATTTTACGTCCTTCCATAAGATTCCGTTTTCATCTAGGTCTGAAGACCAGATCATAAGGCGATTGTAGGCTGGATAGCACAACCCCCACCGCATCAGGGTTAGGCTGATTATGTTTCCTATGTGGTAACAGATCCATGACAGAGCGAGTTTCAATTAGAACGCTCCCAATCATCTCCTGCTTGCAAGCAGAGAAGAGCATCTGCTTTATCAAGCAGATCCTTAGAAGGATCAACTACAAGCTGTCCGTCTTTCAAGATTTCAATGTCAGACATTTCTACTGAATCCACAGACTCTGACATGAAATGCTCACCCCACCTACAAGGTCCAATGTCCTCTTCAATGGTCTCAATCTCTGGCGTTCCATATGCAGAATACTCTTCGCCATTCCAGCTAAAATCCACCTCAGTCTTCATAACCTTGTCACCTCTTTCTTTATTTGTGCGAGCGTAAACAAACACCGAACCAATGCACGCTCTAAATGGTCAACACTTGTTTCGCCGTTGTTGTCTGGGCAAGGCGTTGACTTGTGGAGTTGCATCTGGGCTGTGGCTAGGTGGCGTATAGCTCTGGCGATATGGTAATCATGGGTTGGCCTATCCTTCTCCAGCCAATCTCCGTAGGCTGACTTGTCCGAACCCTTACCCATAACACGCCACGTTATAGCTGCCGCCTCGTCACCCATCTCGGCTATGGTGGGAGCAGTCATTACAGCTTACAACCTGGAGGCGTGTAGCCTTTAACCCAGCACCAGATTTTCAACATCGCTTGGAAGGCAATGCCAGATTGGTAAAGCTCATCATCCTCCCAGGTCCTAGTAGTGATCTTGTTCGCATCGTTAGATGCAAGCACGATTGACACGCAGGCCGCTTGAGGGTTCTCACTGGCAGACCTGTAGGCGTATAACTGTGGCGTATCAGAATGTTCATAAAAAGGTGAGTAGCGCGGATTAACTTTCCGATTCTTCAAGTCTATGATAGCGTCACCAATACCGCGTAACTTGACGTAGGCATCACACCTTCCCGCATAGCCTGCGCCGACAAGACCCTTTTCGCACCAGTAGGTTTTCTCAACGTTTTCAT